GCTAGACTATTGATAGAAACATATGACACCGAGGACTTCGAGTATATCATTGAAGAGAAAAACAACAAGTCCGAACCTGAGGTTTATATAAAAGGGCCATATGCCATGGCCGGTGGGGTTAATAAAAACAAAAGAAGTTATTGTCCTGAAGAGATGGCAAATGAAGTGAAGCGATACACTGAACAGATGATAAACACCAAACGCGCTCTAGGCGAACTCAACCACCCAACTAGTGCGGATGTGGATCTAGAACGAGCATGTCATCTTGTGACAGAATTGAATCCTAGCTCCTCTGACCCCAATATTTACATAGGTAAGTCAAAAGTGCTGAGCACTCCTAGTGGGTTGATCGTCCGATCTTTGATAAGAGATGGATGCAGCGTGGGCATGAGCACCAGATCGTTAGGTAAACTCGTTCAGTCAGAAGATAGTGGTGATTCTAGTCAAGTCAAAGACATGAGACTCGTGGCTATTGATTGTGTTGCTGATCCTAGTTTTGGTGAGGCGTTTGTCAATGGTATACTCGAGAGCAAACAATACGTGTTGAACAATTATGGAGAGTATGTTGAAGCGTATGAAAATTTAGAATCCGGTTTGAACAATCTACCAAAAAAGGATGTCGAGCAATATATCAAGGAGAATGTGTTATCCTTTTTAGATGCAATAAAACAAAAAATTTAACAATGAAACAACAACAAAACAACTCAACTAGACAAAGTATAGCTAAATTTATACACAGTTTATCAGAGAAGAACTACGCTGATGCAAATAGCCACCTGCAAAAGACCGTAGAAAATAAGCTGATAAACAAGATAAAGCAGCATAAAAACATAAATATTTTCAGACATGAGCGATAATCCAATAACTGAACAATTAAAGAAGGTTGCTTCCGATGTTCTTTCAGAAGACGTGTTGAAAGAGATCGAACAAGCATTCAATGAATCTGTACAATCCAAATCAGACGAGCTATCTAAATTGAGAGTTGAAAAGGCTCTCATTGAACAAGATGAAGAGCATTCAATTAAACTTGAAAAGCTACTCGAAGCAATAGACGCGGACCATACAAAAAAATTACAACGAGTGGTTGGAGCTATAGACAAGAATCATTCTGACAAGTTGAGATCATTGGTGGAGCGATTCAAGGGTGAGATCGACGGAGATGCTAAAGTGTTCAAGGAGAGCTTAATTGACAACATAAGCAACTATTTGGATCTGTATGTTGAGAAGTCGATACCCACACAAGACATCAAGGAGGCGGTTAAGAACAAACACGCTGTTGGTGTTTTAGAAAATCTACGCAAAGCGCTCAGCATAGACAACGCGCTAGCAAATGAACAGGTTAGAGAAGCTGTCATTGATGGTAAGAGGCAGATTGATGAATCACAGACCAAATTGGAACAAATCGCCAAAGAGAACAAAGTGTTACGTGAGAATGTACGCGTCAAAAACGCGAAACTGGCTCTGGATCAATTAACAGACGGTTTGCCATCAAGTAAAAAACAACACATAGAGAAGGTGTTATCAGGAAAATCCGCACAATTTATCAATGAAAATTTTCAGTACACACTGGACATGTTTGAGAAAACTGAAGTGGATAAGCTTGATACACTCAAGGAACAAGCCACCAAGACACGTAAGATAGCAGACCGTCCGGTGAATAACACTACAGTTGTACAAGAGAGCGTTGAACAGCAAATTGAACAAAGTGAACCTGACAACAAGCAGGATAAAGGACTTTTCGACAACTACATGGGTGAATTAACCCGTTGGTAGTACGATAATTTAGTTGAGGCAATTATAGCCTGAGTAACAAGGAAAAATTAGAAATATGTCACAGGTAAAACCCGCACAATCATACATCGATACAGAACGCGCAAGTGTTCTTCTTGAGAAATGGGCACCAGTATTAGACTATAGTTCCGATAACGTGAAGGAGATCACTGATGATCATTCTCGTTTGAACACCGCGATCCTCTTGGAAAACCAAGAGAGCTGGTGCTTGAATGAGAACTCAGCTGGTGCCGGAGGAGTTTTCGGAGGTGGAGTCGGAGGCAGTGGAAGTTCAATGGGCCATGGAGGAGCAATGACTCCGGCCTCGGATTTTTACGCCGGTAATGATGCACGTCTTCCCAAGATACTTATCCCGATGATTCGTCGTACATTCCCTGAACTTATCACTAATGAGATCGTAGGTGTTCAGCCTATGAGCGGTCCTGTAGGGCTTGCATTCGCAATGCGCTACAAATATGAATCCGAGAGTCTCGGAACTGGTATCGATGGAAAGACGTCACCTGCTGCAGGTACACGTCAAAATTCCGCGGGCATTAGCCCTGCTGGTCCTGCAGACGATAAAGAGGCTGGTTACCAGTATCTTGACACTCGATTCACTGGTACTAGCTCAGATGCACTCTCCGGCGGAAACGGCATAAAATTTGTCGATGAAGACGCTGGTGTTGCTGAAATCCTCAAAGACTATGAGCTTACTGGCGACATTCCGCAGATGGTTGTCTCTTTTGAGAAAACCGCTGTTGAAGCTGGAACTCGTAGACTTGCCGCTCGTTGGAGTGTGGAACTCGAACAAGACCTCAAGAACATGAATGGTATCGATATCGATACTGAATTGACAAACGCTATGTCGTATGAAATTCAGGCCGAAATCGACCGGGAAATGCTCATGAGAATGGTTCAAGTTGCTGCTAACGCTGGCGCAGGCAAAGGTGTTAGCACCTGGAGCCCTGCCAGTGCTGACGGACGTTGGATGGCTGAACGTAATCGTGACCTTTATGCTAAGATCATTGTTGAAGCGAATCGTATCGCTATCCGCAATCGTCGTGGTGCTGCCAACTTCTTAGTTGCAACACCTCGTGTATGCGCGATCTTGGAAATGCTCCCTGAGTTTCAGTGGATGCAGGTTCAAGGCAACGTGAACACCCAGCCCGTGGGCATCGCTCGCGTGGGTAATCTTGGTGGAAGGTTCAACGTATACCGCGACACACGTACTGAAGCTCAGCATGAAAGTTTTGGTGGCACAAGCCGCACAGACTCGACTCGCATGGAGTATATTCTTTTAGGCTATAAAGGACCTGAGTTTTACGACACAGGAATCATTTACTGCCCATACATCCCCGTGATGGTACAAAGAACAGTAGGTCCTAATGATTTTGCCCCACGCGTAGGCTTGCTTACGCGTTATGGTGTTGTCGACAACATCTTCGGAGCAGATCTTTATTACCACGTGATTGTCATCAAGAATCTCGGTGATTCGTTCACACCCGGCACACAGTCGGTGTACTTCGGATAATCTTAGATGTCTCAACAGAGCCGGTGAAATGATACACCCGGCGATAAAACAATTTTCGACCCTTACAGATGATGCTGGAGGGTCGTTTTTTTTTGTCTACTGTTTAGCTGTTTTATCATGCATCACAACAGTGTTTATCAAGTTTGCACATTCTGACATGAGCAAACTATCAGCACTGGCTCGCACCGGGTTGATATCTATACCACCCCTTCTAGCATACAAACATGTGACTACCAGCTCTTCTGGCAACAACACGTCATTCAATCGTTTGTATATTGTCTCGCAAATCTCTTCATGGAAGTGACACTCGTCTCGAAATGACACTATATATTTCAACAAACTTACCGGACACACGTGTTGTTGACCTTTGTACATTATGTAAACATCTCCCCAATCCGGTTGGCTGGTCACCCTACAGTTACTCTTGAGCAAGCTACTGTGCCATCTGACCGTGTTTGATTCCACACCCTCCTCTTCTATAGACAACAGCTCCAACAACTCTGGACTCTCGCTGTATGTATGCAAATGCATATCCTTAAGCTCTGTACTGTCAAAGTACTCCTCTAAGGTAGTGTATTGTTTCTTACCAAAAACTGGAGCTCCTGTGGGTTTGACACTTGATGGTATGGTGTGTACTTTGACGTTGGTCTCTAGCAGCTCGCTTAGATCTCGTGATGCTATGTAATCAATCTTATCTATAACTTGTTCTGGTGTGTCACCGCATCTGTACATGTTGAAGCTGTTGAAATACAGTTTGATGCTTTTGCTCTCCACTATGTATTTACTGTCACATGGATACACAACTTTAGCCACACCAGCAACCGGCAAACCGTTGTTGGTCAACGCACTCACTTCATACGCGTTCCATGTGTCAAAACCAACAAATGGTAAACTGTCATCTCTGATGTCCAGATGCGTTCTGTTGTTGCTTCTAGGCTCATTAACCAGCAGTTCCGGATCGTATTGATCCTTATACTCTGATGTTTGACCTAGGTGCTTGGTAATCCTGCTGTTGTCTAATACGCTCATTTTCATTTATTTTGTGTAAAATTGTTTCCATTCGATGCTCGATGTTACCATCTAATCGTATGACCTTGTCCATCCAGTAGTAATCCTTGGCGAATAACTCTTCATATCTGTCTATCACATCTTGTCTAAACACCCTATTCAAGCTACGCACACCATCGTCAACCAGCGGTACATCTTCTGGAGATGTGTAGAATATTATGTCGAGTTTAGGTACGAGTAGGTTCAACAACTCACATGCGTAACTTGTCACCCACTCACTAACTTTGCCCATGCGGCTCAACACTGACGAATACACATAACCGTCTAGTATGCATCTGTCAAGCACCATGTCAACCCCGGTTGTGTGATTGCGTAGATGCTCGTTCAATATAAACAGTTGCGTGATGTCATCACCGTCCCTGTTTATGCTGTGACCTTGTTTCATCACCTTGCGTGTCACCTCATCAACAAAACTCCATTTGTCACTATACACATGAACACCATCTCTCATCGGCTGGTTCTTCAACAGCTTGAGCAGAGTTGTTTTGCCCGTGCATTGTGCACCTGTGAATCCTACTAGCATATCTTATTATAACCTATTGAGTAGGATATTTCCACTTATCATTTAAATTGCTCAGTGGTTCCTCGAAGTCGTTCTCAAGGTTTGTTTCTGTCCACATGGCGCATAGCATGTTCCACACCACTGCCGCAGCATGGTCTTCATCTTCCTCGCCACGCCACCATGCTTCCATGTGCCGGTGGGCGCAGTCATAATACACACTCAATGGCATGCCTTGCATCCAGTTGTTCTCTCCGTATTTCCCAGCACCATCTAGGTAACGCTTCATCACACGCTTCAGCTCTTGTTGTGGTACCAGGCTCATTCTGAGCTTACCATCTGATGTGTCACGTTGAGCTCCGGTGTCGAACTGTCTATTGTTTTCTTTTTTCATTAATATCATTCGCGTCCTGGTACTGATACCGTGGCTGGAATGTGATCATTCCACAATATGCAGCCATTATGATAGAGAATACCGCCATTGAGCTCCCACCAAATGCTAGTGTCACAGCACACGCAATATTCACCACACATGCCACCCACAACATTTTGCCTTTTATGTTCAAACTGTACCAACTTGCTATCACGTGCCTGTAATTTGAAACACTCAACTAGTAGTTATAAAATCTATCCACAAATCTAAAGCCATCTCATGTAACCTGTCAGTGATCATTTTCTCTCCAGAGTAATGGTTGAACACTGAGGATTCAGCAAGCACTGGTCCTTCATCCACATCAGGTGTCACCTCATGTATCACGCACCCGATGTTAGTATATTTGTTCTCGTTCATCTCTTCCGCAACCTTCTTTTGCGGATCCGCTCCTTTCAACTCAGGGTACTTTGTTATCAGACCTGGATGTAAGTTGTATATCTTGTATTCCTTGCAGATTTCCGGTGGTATTATTCTCATCCAACCATGAAGAGTCACAATGTCGACATCCTGTAGAACATTTCTGTAATCCATAACAGTTGGTTTTTTCTGGACATACATATTATCCCTAATTCCTGCATGTATTCTCTCACTACCAGGTGTATTGTTTGTTATGATCATATCAGGAACACGCCCTATACTGCTAGATATATTAACAATCTCTGATCCTGTGTGGCTGAACAACGCAGCCCATCTTTTATTTTCAATTAACATTATCTTCTTATAATTTTCTTAAACATTCTTGTATTATACTCTAACAATTCCATCTGATCATTATCCATGTCTGTTTTAATTAAATCCGCTAGTAAGGTTTTAGGTTTAGTATTCAATCCTTGATCATCATTATACTTGAGACCTTTGATTGCGGCAACTACCGGGTTGCTGGTGTCGCAACTTTTTATATTGTATATATTGTTGTCAACATAGTACCTAAATTCACGTGCCAGGCTGCACCCTAATAAGTGATGAGGTTTGTCCCAACACCAATAACCTTCATCAATCAACTGTCTGATGAACCTCTTCCTCCCTGAGCACCAACGAACCAGATCATTGGATGCATAATCATCTTCAACTAGTCCAGTGTGGGTGTAATATTTATAATCAAAACTGATAGCGATATATTCAGCTTGATCTTTCATGAAATTGTAACAACGCACCAGCTCGTTCCAATCCCGACCTTGAACAACCCCTATTCTCAAAGCATCAGTACTGGTCTCATACTCAGTACACCACCTCTTCCAGTGCTGTATTGTGTCTGGTGCACTCTCCAACACATCAGGTACTATGTAATAATTGGGGTTCAACTTGTCTATCCACTCAGCATACTTGACCGGATTGAACGCTTTTTTCAACTCGAAAATACTATTGTCAAGCAACACCGGTACATCACTAGTGTCCACTAAATTTTTATAAAACTCAAAATACTCTGGGTGTGTGTCAAATAGATGCACAAGAGCGTATGCATAATCATTATACTCTAGTGATTTGTGGAGAGTAGAGATTGGACTCTCATGA